AATTTCACAAGTATTCCGTGTAGGGCATTGCCAACGGCGGCGGAGCGGATGGCGAGGGCGTTGCGGGATGCGGGCGACACGACACTGGGGCCGTGTCAAAAGAAAAGCCCCCGCCGGAGTGAGACGGCGAGGGCTTTTGCGGGCGAGGAGCGCGGTGCGGGCGCTGGTGCGGGAATTACTTCTTTTTGGTGGCTTTGGATTTTTGAAGAGCCTCGTATGCCTCGGCGGTTTCGGGTGTCCAGTGGCGCACCGGGCGGAGGGTCGGATTGACCGTGAAGGCGACGCGTGGATGCGGCGCGGCCTCGGCGATTTCCTGAGCCTTTGCCCCGTCGTCCCCGAGATAGAGAATCTCGGGAACTTCGTTGGTGTCGGAGGTGAGGAATCCGAAGACGAGGATCATTACGCTTGAGGCGCTGCGGTGATGATGCGGAGACCGGCCTTGTCGAGGATCGACCCGGCAGCATTGCTGGAGCCTTGGCGGCCGACCACGCTGCCCCACATGACCGAGAATGTCAGTTCGAGGTCCATGGTGGTGGTGTTGAGGCGCTCGATGGCGAGGACGGAGAGGCCGCTGTCGGCATCGGTCTGCACTTCGATCTTGGCATCCACGGGAACTCCACGCTCTTGAGCAAGGGCCACGCTGTCTTGCGGGAGGCGGCTGGCGATGATGACGGCGCGCTTCTCGTAACCGAAGGCGGTGAGATTTTCGCTGTTGCCAGGGAAATCAACATATTCGTTGATCTCGCGGAAGCCGGCGACATTCGTGAGGGTGGCGAATGGCGAGGAGCTTTGGCGCTGGTTGAAGTAATCACCGGAGGCGATGATCGTGTCGGCGAGAAGGCCGGACATGAACTCGGGGCTGGTGAGGAGGTAGCGCTCGAAAGCTGCGCCGTTGGCGTTCAGCTTCGTGGCGAAGGTGCGGAGCTTCGAGTAGTTCGCGGAGGCGTTCGCGCAGACTTCGGAATACGAGATGTTCGCGGCGACGATCTTGGCCATGACGGAATCAACCATGGATTTGCCGAGGACATAAGCGGCGTTGTTGACGGTCTCGGTGTATTTGGTCGAACGGTCGGCGATGAGGTCGGCATGGCGGAACTTGAGGTTCACATCCTTCCACTCGTTGATGACAACGGGGACATCCGTGAGGAGGTCACGGGCGTTGCCCATGTTTTGGAAATATCCGTTCGATTGGTTGTGATCGACAGCGGAAGGCAGGCTCGCGATGTGAGCGATGATCTGCTGGTTGTATTTCACGCGCTCGGACGAGAAGTCGGTGGTGAAGGTGTTGAGGGCAGGGACGCTCTTCTTGAAGGCGTCCATGAGGTCTACGAGGATTTCGGCTGTGGTTAGAGTTGCCATTTGAGTGGGTGGTGGTGGTTAGGTTGGTTGGGTTTCGTTGGTGGATGGGTTGTCAAATCTGGCGCAGTTGCCGGGCGAGAATGTTGCGCTCGCGGGGATCGGCGGTGGCGTTGAGTTTTTCGATGATTTGGGCGCGCTGGTCTTCGCTGGTGACGGGCTCGACAACCGGCACGACTTGCGCGGCGGCGAGACCGAGGGAGCGCTCCAAGCGGGCGAGGGATTCGCGCTCATTTTCGAGGGCTTTCACGGTTTCGGCGTGAGCGGCGCGCTCGGTCGAGAGATGGGCTTTGTAAGCGGTGGCTTCGGCGAGGGCTGCGTCGCGCTCTGCAAGAGCGGCGTTGTATTTTGCAAGGATCGCATCGGCAGCGTGCGCTTTGGCTTGTGGCTCGACGGGCGCGGGAGGCTGGACTTCGGCGGGTTGCTCGGCAGGTTGCTCGGTGGACTCTGCGGGAGCGGCCTCCTCGGAGATCGCTTCGGGCTGGACTTCGGCAGGCGCGGATTCGCTGACGACGGTGGCCGCTGGCTCTTCGATGACTTCGGGAGCGGTTGGCTCTTGGGTTTCGGCGTTTTGCATTTGCGTGGGTGGTGGTGTCAAAAGTGCGGCAGGCGTGTTGCGGAATTTCGCAAGGACGCGGGGCGTATTTGCGGAAGCGGCGATGTCAAGGCGGTCTGTGATTTCATCCACGAATCCGGCGGCGTGCGCCTGTTCTGCGGTGAACCATGTTTCGGCATCCATCCACTCTTCGATTTGCTCAGGAGATTGGCCGGACTTGGCGGCATAGGCTCCGACCATGTTGGATCGGATTTTGTCGAGGAGTTCAGCCTGGTCGCGGAGTTCGGCGGCGTCTCCAAGGGCCATGCCCCAAGGGTTGTGAATCATATAAAATCCGTTCGCGGCCATCTTCACATGATGCCCGGCGAGACTAATAACGGTGGCCATACTTGCCGCAATGCCCTCGATCTGGACAATGACATCGGCGGCTCGGCGTTTTAGCGAATTGAAGATGGCGTTGCCGTCGAAAACCTCTCCGCCGGGGGAGTGAATTTTAAGCAGGATAGTGTGATCTGCCGGGATACGCTGGAGATCGGCGAGGAAGGATTTGGCGCTGACGCCAAAAGCGCCGATCTCGTCATAAATGGAGATTTCGGTTTGGCTGATGTCGGTTTTTTTAGCGAGGGCATACCAAGATTGAGTTGGGTTGTTCATGGTTCGATGGGTGTTGATTGTTCGGGTTCCGCTGGCATTTGCGCGGCGGCTCCGTTGCGGATGGCATTTGGAAAGACCTGCTCATAAGTGAGGCCGAGGGCTTCGCATTTTTCTTTTCGGCGGAGGGCAGTGGCGATGATGTCGTCCTCTTCTTCCTCGGCTCGCTGGCCAAGTTGGTTGTAATGGCGAGTCGGGGAGAGGTGGCCCTTGTCCAGTTGCTCGCTGTAAGCGCGGGCGTCACGGCCGGAATCGACGGTGATTTTTTTGGGCGGCAACCATTCGTGCCTCCACCAATCATCGCCTGGGTATTCAATGCGGCCCGCTTGGATTTCGTGCCAGAGCCAATACTTGTAATATGGCCGGCAAAACTGATCGATGAGCATTTGCTGGAGGCGCTCCAAAAAGTTTTGAGTGACTTCCAAGACGGCCCTTTGCTCGGTGCCAGCGAGGCCGAGATTCATAAACATCGCCTCAGGCGGGAGGCCAACGCCGAAGGCGATCTGCTGCATGATGTCGCGCATCAGAGGCTCGTAGGTCGAGCCGGGGAGTTCGTTCTTGAATGATTCCAATCGCTCGCCGGGGCGGAGCCGGGGGAGGAGGACGCCGTTCGGGATGTCAGCGGTGGTGAGGTCTTGATTGAGGTTGTGATCTTGCTTGAGGCCAGCGCCGAGCCCGATGCGAACGGCTTCGTTGCTGGTGAGCACATAGGCGATCTGGCTGCCGGTCTTGTAGCCGCCTTTCACATATCCACGAATTTCGGAAATATCGCGGAGGTTATTGATGGCGGAGTGGAGCCATGAGACGCCGCGAGGTTGGCCGTGGCGGCGGACATGGCGCATGTGGAGCATGTCACGAGCGGGGACATCCACGAAGAGCCCCTTGGTGCGGTTGGTCAGAACGCGGTAGGAAACGGGCGCGCCAAATTGATCGAGGAGAACGCCATCATGCGCGGCAGGCGTGGATGTGCCGATGCCTCCGATGGTTTCGCCCCCGAGAAAGCGAACTCGGGCCGCGCCGTCTTTGGTCTTCAAAAATTGCGCGAAGAAATCGCCGTCGAGCATGACCTGGCGAATGACGAGGCTTTGGGCGGTGTAAAAATTGACTTGGGCGGACGCATCGAAGGCCCACGACTCGGCGCAATTTCGATCCTCGAAAAGGCGGTCCACCTTCTTGTTCCACTCGCGGTTGCTGGTCTGGGGCTGCACGACGATGCCGGTCCCAACGGATCGCTGGGCGAGGTGCTCGGTGATGAAAGTGGCGGGGCCGACATTGTTGTAAAGCCACCGGGCGAGCTTGAGTATTTCGAGGCGCGTGTAGGCAGGCACTTCCTGCTTCGGGTCGGTGGTGTTGAAATAAACGACGCCGCGATTGATCGACGGCTCGGCGGCTTCAAACGCAGCGGCTTTGGGGGAGGATTTGCGAGGGCGGCCGGAACCGGGGCGAATGCCGCCTCGGTTTGATTTTTTGATTTCGGCGTTTGATTTCTCGGCCATGCCGAGCGCCGTGTGTCAAATCAGGTGATCGTGAAATGACCCGAGCGGTCTACGATCTGCGCGAATTGCCGGCCGTTCGGGCCTTCGGAGAGGATTTCTTCCAGGGCTTGGAGGAGGAGCCATTTTGGAAACGAGACCTGACCGCTCGATGCAGTGCCGTCGCCGCTGATGGATGTGATCGTGACTTCCTCGGACGCGGAGAGAAAAGCCGCGTCGGCGAGGGTTTGGAGTTCGGCGGTGGTCTTGGTGCGGCGGAGGTAGCTTTTAACTCCGGAGATTTTGTCGAGTTCGGTCACGCCCGAGGGGGCGTGTCAAAAGGGATTGACCACCGAGGACACGGAGAGCACGGTGGGGGAGATCGCAGGGACGGCGCGGCCGCACCTTTTCAGTCGCCGGGTTTTACGGAGTGAATCGAGCG